AAAACTATCCTCCTTACAATTTAATTAAGATGAGTAATGTGAGATTCAAGTTAGAGGTTGCTCTGGCTGGTTTCAAAAAGGATGAAGTAAAAGTTTACAGTGAAAATAACAAACTATTTGTTGAGGGTCACAGCACCCGTGATGATGAAGCCATTGAGTTTATTCATAAAGGATTAGCTTCCAGGGACTTCACAAGAGTTTGGACTATTTCTGATGATGTTGTTATTGAAGAGGTAAATTATTCTGATGGTATATTGAGTATTGAGTTACAAAGAGTAATCCCAGACCATCAGAAGCGTAGAGACTGGCTATAAATATTAGTTGAGAACTATTTTCTCTCAAATATCGTCGCAACCGGGGGGTCCTGTCAAAAAGCAGGGCAGCCCCCTTTTTTATGTGCTATAATATTAAAAGTTTGATGCGTGCTATGAACAATGACTATGACCGTGGTGAAGAAGGACCACGCTATACAATGTCTTCTTTTAATACAGACTTGAGGAAGATGGTTGGTGCTGATATTGATATTGCTGATGAGTCAGTCCTAGAGCCAGAATTAAAGTTACTACTACTAGCTGATGGTAAGCAGCTCCTGGCTGAATTCACAGATTTGATTGGTACTGATAAATACAGAATATCAAATGTTAGAGAAATTATAGAAGAAGTTGAGCTTGGTAGTAAGGATTTATCGGTAACATATGTCCAGTGGATGCCTCTATCCAAGTCAAATACATTTATTATACCGAAAAGCTTCGTTATTCTGGTATGTGAGCCACACGAAGCAGTTTCCGAAAACTATCTAGGTGCTACTGATGGATGAATTGATTAGAGTCCTCCTATTGAAGGATGGACGCACTATTGTGACAAAGATACAAGAGGTCGCTGGTAATGATATTGGTGAGCCAGACTGTGTTATGATTGATCCAGTCATATACGACACTACAAACAAAGAGCTTACTACCGCATTGAGCCGCTTCCCCGGTAAGCATGTTACATCTGATACACAGATGGCTATCCTTTCAGACAATATCCTGACTATGGTTACGCCCGAAACAAAACTCCTCTCCGAATACCTCGTTGTAATTAGTGACTAATGTCTGATAAGTTTTACACCAACGTCCAAATGTATGGGAACAATATCCTCCTCCGAGGATATAACAATGGTCAGAGATTTACATCCAGACAACCATTTTCTCCCACGCTATTCGTCACATCTAAAAAAGAGAGTGACTGGAAAACTCTGGACGGTGAGATGGTGACTCCCATTCTTCCAGGAACTATTCGTGAGAGTAGGGAGTTCCTTAAAAAGTATGATGATGTTGATAACTTCAATGTCTATGGAAACGAACGCTTCATCTTTCAGTTTATTGCGGACAATTATCCAGGAGATATTAAGTTTGATACTTCTCGTATGAAGATGATCACTCTTGATATTGAGGTTGAGACTGAGTATGGGTTCCCGGATCCAGAAAATGCGGCAGAAGAAGTTCTGCTAATCACAATTCAAGATTACAATACCAAGAAAATCATCACTTGGGGTCAGACTAAGCACGGTGAATTTAAGAATGATGATCTCAAAACAGAGTTCCGCCGTTGCAATGATGAGTTTCATCTACTAAGTTCATTCCTAGATTGGTGGGCAAACGATACCCCAGACGTTGTTACTGGTTGGAACTTGGAATATTACGATATTCCATATCTTTGCAATCGCATTTCCCGTATTCTTGGGGGGAAGATGATGAAAGCTTTATCCCCTTGGAAGTTGGTATCAGAAGAGAAGCACTTTATCAAGGGTCAGGAAAAGCTGTACTTTGATATTGCTGGTGTGACTCAACTTGATTATTTGAACTTATATAAGAAGTTTACATATACCAACCAAGAAAGCTACCGACTAGACCACATTGCTAATGTGGAACTAGGACAGAAGAAGCTAGATCACTCTGAGTATGACACATTCAAAGACTTCTACACTCACGGGTGGCAGAAGTTTGTTGAATATAACATCATTGACGTAGAACTAGTTGACCGCTTGGAAGATAAGATGAAGCTTATTGACCTTGCTATTACTATGGCGTTTGATGCTAAGGTTAATTTCCGTGATGTATTCTACCAAGTGCGTATGTGGGATACCATTATCTATAACCACTTGCGGGAAAAGAATATTGTTATTCCACCCAAAGTAAAGGTGGATAAGGATGCCAAGTATGCGGGTGCTTATGTTAAAGAACCTATTCCAGGTAAGTATGATTATGTTGTGAGTTTTGACCTTAACTCACTATATCCACACCTAATTATGCAATATGCTATCTCACCAGAGACGCTTATTACAATGGATGACTTGAATGTATTGATCTATGCAGCTCAGAATGATGAGTCTTATGATCCCGAAAAGCTAGATGCGATGCTTAAAATCCGCGAACTATCTGCGAAGATTAATGTTTACAAGATCCTAGACCAAGAGTTGGATATGTCTCCACTCAAAGTTATGGACTGGACTATGACTGCTAATGGAGCAATCTATAAGCGTGTCAAAGGTATGCTGCCCGAACTTATGGATAAGATGTATGCAGAACGAGTTATTTTCAAGAAGCGAATGCTTGCAGCCAAGCAGCTCAATGAGACGAAGCCTTCTAAAGCACTTGAAAAGGAGATCTCCCGCTGTAACAACATTCAAATGGCGAAGAAGATTTCTCTTAACAGTGCTTATGGTGCTATTGGTAATCAATACTTCAGGTATTTCAAACTAGCAAATGCTGAAGCCATCACACTATCAGGTCAGACTTCTATTCGCTGGATTGAGAATAAGCTCAATGGCTTTATGAATAAGACACTTGGCACTGATGATGTTGATTATGTGATTGCATCTGATACAGACTCAATCTATCTCCACGTTGGTCCCATTGTCGAGAAGGTATTTGCCGGAAAGGATGTTGGTAAGGAGAAGATTATAAATGCCCTTGATGGATTCTGTCAGGTAAAGATTGAGCCTTTCATTGATAAGTCTTACCAAGAGCTTGCAACATATGTAAATGCATATGACCAGAAGATGCAGATGAAGCGAGAGAATATCGCTGATCGCGGTATCTGGACAGCCAAAAAACGTTACATTCTCAATGTATGGGATAGTGAGGGTGTCCGTTATGCACAACCCAAACTTAAAATGATGGGTATTGAGGCTGTTAAATCATCCACTCCTGCCCCTTGTAGGACAATGATTAAAGAAGCTCTCAAGTTGGTGATGGTTGGAACTGAGAATGAAGTCATTGATTACATTGATAGTTGCCGACTTCATTTCAAGATGCTTCCACCAGAGCAAATTGCATTCCCTCGTGGTGTTAGTGATGTGCAGAAGTACAAATCATATTCCAGCATATATTCCAAGGGAACACCAATTCACGCCAGAGGGGCTCTCTTATTCAACCACTATATAAAAAAGGAGGGGCTTGATAGGAAGTATTCATTGATTAACAATGGAGAAAAGATTAAGTTCTGTTATCTAAAAGTACCCAATAAGATTGGGGAAAACGTCATATCATTTATTTCAGACTTCCCAACTGAACTTGGGCTTGAGAAGTATATTGACTATGATTTGCAATTTAATAAGAGCTTCCTTGATCCACTCAAAATCATTCTTGATTCTGTTGGTTGGAGCTGTGAAAAGAGAGTAACCTTAGAATCGTTTTTTGGATAATACAATGACTGATAAAGAAATTCTGGCTTTGGATCTGTTTATAGAATCCGTCATAAAGGTGGATGAAGATCTCAGGTCCCAAGCTAGGGAACAGGAATGTTTGGATGAGTTGATTGCTATCCGCGTAGATGTGCTAGAATACCTTTATGAACTTAGGAGAAAATCTGATGGCACTGTCTAAGAGTGTGTTGGAGTCCTTAGAAGAGGCTCAAGGCGCACTCAGAAATGCCCTAGCATATGCTGCTAGGAATGAGCGTCCTATTATATGCGAAAGCATTGCTAAGATTCTCAGTTCTATTGATACTATTGAGTCTAGTGAATCTATTATGGATACACTAGACAAATATAAGAA